ACAAGCAGGTGATGGTGCTCAAGCCCGATGAGGCAAAGTACCGAGCCGCAGAGGCCAACGGCATGCTGTTGATCCTCGCCGCTTTTGAGGGCGAAAAGGTTGTGGGTTACTCGGTGAATATCGTGACGAATCATCTTCACTATGCCGACCTCATAACATGTAGCAACGACTTGCTCTTTGTGACTGAAGGCAAGAGGAGTGGCCGACTTGGACTGCAACTGATCCGTGCAACGGAGAAGGCGGCAAAAGAGCGCGGCGCCCGTCTGATGCTGTGGCATGCCAAACAAGGCACGCCGCTGGAGAAGATGATGCCTCGCCTTGGTTACGGTGTGCAGGACATTATCTTCAGTATTCAGATCTAAAGGAGATCATCATGGGTGTAACAGCGGCAGTGGCGGCAGTAGTCGGAACCACATATGCGGTCTACAGTGGCGAGCAAGCCAAGGACCGACAGAAGGATGCAATGCGTCAGCAAGAGGTAGCGCAGACGCAACAGTTGACGCAAGCCAAAGAGGCGGCGGCGACTTCACAGCAAAACATCAACAAGGCAAACCAACGCCGACCAGACACGCAGGCTGTAATGGCTGATGCTGAAATGGGCGCAGGCGGTGGCCAAAGCGGCACGATGCTGACTGGTCCGCAGGGTATCGACCCTCAACAGTTGGCGCTCGGCAAAAACACACTTCTCGGCGGTTAAACCATGAGTCAATTCCCCAGCGACGCACAGTCGTATGCAAACGCCCCAGAACGGGACAAACTGTTCACGCGCTGGGGTCAACTCAAGTCGGAGCGTGCATCCTGGTGGGCGCACTGGCAAGAGATCACAACCTACCTGTTGCCACGCAATGGCCGATACTTCGTCCAGGACCGTGACAAAGGATGGCGCCGTCACAACAACATCTACGACAACACCGGCACACGCTCATTGCGCGTGCTAGGCGCTGGCATGATGGCTGGTGCAACAAGCCCAGCACGACCATGGTTCCGTCTGGCCACAGCAGACCCTGAACTCAACAAGTATCAGCCGGTCAAGGTGTGGCTCGATGACACCACGCGTCGCATGCAGATGGTGTTCCAACGGTCCAACACATACCGCGCAATGCATCAGATGTACGAGGAACTCGGCGCATTTGGTACAGGCGCATCGATCGTCTTGCCTGACTTTCAAAACATCATCCATCACTACCCGCTGACAACTGGCGAGTATTGCATCGCGACCAACTACCAGGGCACAGTCAACACGCTGTACCGTGAGTACGAGAAGACCGTTGCAGAGGTGGTGCAAGAGTTCGGGCGCGAGAACTGCTCGACCACTGTGCGCAACATGTTTGACCGTGGCTCTCTTGATGCCTGGGTGCCAATCATCCATGCCATCGAACCACGCGCAGACCGCGACACACGCAAGCGCGACAACATGAACATGCCGTTTGCGTCGTACCACTTTGAGGTGGGCGGCGACAACAACAAGTTCCTGCGCGAGTCTGGCTTCAAGATGTTCCCGGCACTTGCTCCACGCTGGGCAACTGCTGGTGGTGACATCTACGGAAACAGCCCTGGCATGGAAGCATTGGGCGACATCAAGCAATTGCAACACGAGCAACTGCGCAAAGCCCAAGCGATCGACTACCAGGTCAAGCCACCGCTCCAGGTGCCGACCTCGATGAAGAACCGCGATGTAGAAACACTGCCTGGCGGCGTCTCGTTTGTCGATGCCAACTCACCAACCGGTGGCATTCGCTCTGCGTTTGAAGTCAACCTCAACTTGCAGTACCTGCTCAACGACATCCAAGACTGCCGCGACCGCGTTCGTGGTGCGTTCTATGCTGACTTGTTCTTGATGCTGGCCAACGCAACCGACACACGCATGACAGCAACCGAAGTGGCCGAGCGTCACGAAGAAAAACTGCTCATGCTTGGCCCAGTGCTCGAGCGTTTGCACAACGAGTTGCTGTCTCCATTGATCGACATGACATTCACCCGCATGGTCGAGGCTGGTGTGCTATTGCCACCGCCTCCAGAGTTGCAAGGCATGGAGTTGTCGGTCGAGTTTGTCTCGATGCTGGCGCAGGCACAGCGTGCTATTGGCACTAACAGCGTTGACCGATTCGTCGGCAACCTGGGCGTCGTGGCCAACATGAAGCCAGAGGTGCTGGACAAGTTCAACAGCGACGCATGGGCCGATGCCTATGCCGACATGCTGGGCGTCGACCCCAACATCCTGGTGGGCGGCGAGCAAGTCGCAATGATTCGTGGCGCACGCAATGAAGCACTGGCGGCCAAAGAGCAACAAGCCGCAATGCATCAGCAAGCGCTGATCGCCAAGGATCTTTCACAGACACAGACGACAGAGCCAAGCGCACTGACCAATGTGATCGATATGTTCTCCGGATACAACACACCCTGAAAGGAATAGCCATGCCAATGATCAACATGCAAAAGCCCGCCGAGCGCGAAGAGATGCCAGGCGAAATTGAGATGGATGAGCCGCGCTACCCGTACGGCCTATGCATCAGCCTGGGCAAAGACGAACTCGAGAAGCTGGGCATCACCGTATTGCCGAAAGTTGGCACTGAGATGACCATCATGGCCAAGGCCTATGTCAAGATGACTCGTGCATACGAGACACAAGGCGAAGGCGAAGACATGGGCATCGAGTTGCAGATCACCGACATGGAGATCCAAGGCAACCAGCAACAGCGCAACGCTGAAGCATCGACCTTGCTCTACGGCACAGGCGAGTAATCATGCCAGGACCAGGCCTATGGGCCAACATCCACGCCAAGCGCGAACGCATCAAGGCTGGCTCCGGAGAGCGGATGCGCAAGCCTGGTGAGGATGGTGCGCCCACCAAAAAAGACTTCAAGGAGTCTGCCGCTGAGAAGCTGTACGGCAAAGACAAGGACAAGAAATGAGCGCACGCCAAAAGTACCAGGGCGCCCCCTGGCTGTATGACGAGACAACCGGCGACATCGTCGGGGTCAAAGATCCTGACGGGTCTGAGTTCTACTTCCAGCGTGCCCCGTACTATGGCCTGTTCTTGGACACGACTAACCAGACCGGCAACACCAGTGGGTCCGCAATGTCGTTCAACACAGCCGCCATCCAGCAGGGTGTGCGGTTGGTTGATACCACCAAGATCTATGCTGACCGCAGTGCCATCTACAACTGGCAACTGTCAACGCATCTGCACAACACCGACAGCCAGGCTCACTACTTTGAACTGTGGGGCAAGAAGAACGGCATCGACATTCCGAACAGCCGGTTCAAGTATTCAGTGCCAAGCAGTCACGGTGGCCAGGCCGGTACCATCATTCCAAGCCAAAACTTTTTCATCGACATGAATGCTGGCGACTATGTCGAGATCTACTGGGCACGCGATAACGCAGGCATCAGCATTGCCTACCATGGCCCAGAAACATCACCGGCCAAACCAGCCGCACCATCTTTGTTGCTGACCGTCAGTGAAGTAGCGGCATGAGGGTACCCGTATCCAAATGTGCAGTCGTTAGATTGGCGCCATGAGCAAAGAATTTGACCCGATCGATTTGCGTGGGCAAGAGCGTGCAAAGTCCGACAAGGACATGCGCGAAAAACTAGCCCGCGAAAACGAGGAGGCGGACATCAAGTGGCTCATGGGTAGCAAAAGGGGGCGTCGTGTAGTGTGGCGCCTTATGGACCAATCCGGCGTGTTCCGGCTGTCGTTCAATACCAACTCGATGCAAATGGCATTCGCAGAAGGTAACAGGAACTTCGGCAATCGCATGCTCGCGATGATTCACTCTCTGTGCCCTGAGTTATATCCACAAATGGTAAAGGAGCAATCCAATGACAGAATCGCTGATGACGGATCAAGCCGCAACGACCACTGAAGGCACGCCCGCATCGCAAGACGCCTCGAGCACACAACCGACGGGTGGTGAGCAACAGGCATCACAGCAACAGGCTGACGGTACGCAGAACCAGCAGGCTGGCCAGGATGGCCAGAAGACTGGCAATACCGAAGGTGATCAGAACGGTGACAAGGCCCAGGCCAAAGCACCGGAAGTGTACGAATTCAAAGCCGGAGAAGGCCGCGAGTTTGACCCCGAGGTGCTCAAGTCATTCTCGGAAATCGCCAAGGAATTGGATCTGCCGCAAGACGCCGCGCAAAAAGTGCTGGACAAAGTCGCACCAAAGATCTTGGAGCGTCAGATGCAAGCACTGGAAACTGCTCGTAATGAGTGGGCCGAATCTGCTCGCACCGACAAGGAATTCGGGGGTGACAAACTCAACGATAACCTGGTCGTAGCGAAGAAAGCACTCGACTCATTTGGCACGCCAGAACTGCGCAAGTTGTTAAACGAGTCCGGCCTGGGCAATCATCCGGAGATGATCCGCATGATGTATCGGGCAGGAAAAGCAATCAGTGAGGATCGCTTTGTTGGCGGCACTCGAGGTGGTCAGAAATCTGGCCCCAAGGGTTTCAACGACTTGGCATCAGCGCTTTATTCAAATCAGCAATCTTAAATAGGAGTCCATCATGGCTACTTTGTCGAACAACTCTCTCACCCTGGCCGATTGGGCCAAACGCGTCGACCCGGACGGTCGAGTTCCCGTCGTTGCAGAACTGCTTTCGCAGAGCAACGAAATCTTGGAAGACTGCGTGTTCAAGGAAGGCAACCTGCCTACCGGCGAGCGCGTGGTAATCCGTACTGGCTTGCCTACTGTTTACTGGCGTGCCCTGAACCAAGGTATCCCATCGAGCAAATCGACCACTGCACAAGTGGACGAGGCTTGCGGCATCTTGGAAGCCCGCTCTGAAGTGGACAAAGACTTGGCAATGTTGAACGGCAACACCGCTCAATTCCGCCTGTCTGAAGACACTGCATTCTTGGAAGCAATGAACCAGACTCAAGCCACGACTTTGTTCTACGGCAACCCTGGTGTTGATCCAAAGCAGTTCCTCGGCCTTGCCGCTCGCTACAGCGACAGCACTGCCGCCAACGGTCAGAACATTCTGAAGGCCGGTGGTTCTGGTTCTGACAACACATCGATCTACTTGGTCGTGTGGGGTGACAACACTGTGTACTGCCCGTTCCCTAAAGGTTCGAAGGCTGGCTTGATTCACGAAGACCTCGGTGAGCAAACCGTTTACAACAGTGACGGCACTCGCATGCAGGCTTTGGCAACTCGCTACCAGTGGAAGAACGGTCTTGTTGTGAAAGACTGGCGTTATGTGGTTCGCATCGCCAACATCGATGTGAGCGACTTGATTGCCCAGACTGGCACGCAAGCACCTACTGCCGCAACCGCGATCATCAAGCTGATGGCTCGCTCTTTGTACCGCATCCCTAACATGGCTATGGGCCGTGCCGCGTTCTACATGAACCGCACTGTTCACTCTGGTCTGTCGATTGCGGCTTTGGACAAGAGCCAGTATGTCTTGAAGATCAATGAAGGTCTGAGCCAGTTCGGTATGCCTTACTCTTGGCTGTCGTTCCTCGGAGTTCCGCTCCGTCGCGTTGACGCTATCCTCAACACCGAAGCGGCCATTTCCTAATTGGTCAATTTAACTCTGAAAGGAACACATCATGATTACCGATAAACTGCTCCGCGTCTCTACTGACCAAGCCGTGACCACAACCGCTGTGTCGACCGATACGATCGACCTGTCTGTTGCTCGCGACATGGGCGAAGGTGGCGACCTTTACATGAACTTCGCAATGACCGAGGCTTTCGCAGGTGGTACTTCTACCAACTTCGAAATCATCATCGCTGACAACGCCGCTCTGTCGAGCAATGTCGTGGTGATCGGCGCTTCTGGCGCGATCGTGACTGCTGATCTGACTCTTGGCAAGAATGTTGCCGTGCGTTTGAATCCGCAAATCGCATCGCTTGGTAAGCGTTACTTGGGCGCTCGCTACACCGTGTCTGGCACTAACACTGCTGGTAAGGTTGTTGCGGACATCGTTATGGATGTTCAGGACGGCAAGAAGTTCTACGCATCTGGCTTCACCGTAATCTAATAAGGAGAATTACACATGCCTAAATACCGCGTCACCGCACCTTGCTTTGTCAACAACGGCTTTCGTAATGAAGGCGAGATCGTCGACTATGATGGTCCTGCTGGATCTGCGCTGGTTC